GAAAATTGGGAGCTACTAATGGCAGGCTTTTCAGATTACCTAGAAGATGAGCTACTAGATCACGTATTCGGTAACGCAGCGTACACTTCGCCAGCTACCGTTTACGCAGCACTATACACTGCAGCGCCTTCTGATGCAGGCGGTGGTACTGAGGTCACTGGCGGGTCATACGCTCGCACAGCTATCTCATTCGGTGCAGCATCTTCAGGCTCAGTTACTAACGATACAGCGGTAGAGTTCCCAGCAGCCACAGCAGGCTGGGGCACTGTCACACACGTGGGCATATTCGATGCGTCTACGTCAGGCAATTTGCTTGCGTGGGTTGCACTGGATAACAGCAAGACTGTTGATACGGGCGACCAGCTTCGCTTCTCTATCGGCACTCTAACGGTATCACTGGACTAATACGCAATGGCGCTTAGTTACGGGCAGGGACTCTACTCAGCAGGCTACTACGGGGTAGTCACTCTAGAGCTGTCTGCAAGCGCCTCTGCTGCATCGTCTGTCTCGGCTGATGTATCACGTATCCGAGGCGTTACAGGATCTATAGCAGCCTCTAGTGCGCTTTCAGCGTATATCGTAAGGATTAAGCCGCTATCAGGCGATATATCTGCTACTGCTTCGCTGTCAGGCGATCTTGCGTGTGATGCTAACGCTACCGCTATGATACAGGCTCAGGGGTCGGTATCAGGTAACGCATTCTATACTATATCGGCTGATGCTAGTGTGCTGGCGGCTGGTAGCGTATCGGCTGATCTGACAGCTCTGTGGTATCTTGAGGCGGCTGCAGCAGGTCAGGCCAGTGCTAGTGCTTCGGTGCTGTATAAGTACGAGCCGCAGGATAAAGACAACGAGCCTTGGCAGGATATAGCAATAGGATCATCCGTATGGTCTGATGTGGCTAAGGATAACGAGGAATGGTCGCAGGTTGCGGCTTCAAGTAAACTTTGGACAGACGTACCGCCAAGTGGTGGTTCTTGGACTAATACATAGGTGAAACATGGCTGATACAACTACCACTAATTACGGCTTAACCAAGCCAGAAGTCGGTGCCTCAGAAGATACTTGGGGAACCAAGATCAACACTAACCTCGACACTATTGATACCAAGCTAGACAGCATTGAGGGTAAGTCTGGCGCAGCTACGCTCAAGCACACTGACTCTACTAAGCTGGAGACTACAGCCACAGGTGTAGACGTAACAGGTACAGTAACGGCTGATGGGCTTACTGTTGATACTGACACTTTATACGTAGATGCTACTAACAACCGAGTTGGGATTGGTACGACTGGTCCTGCTGATCCTTTACATATCTACAACACAAGTCCGTTTATCAGACTAACGGATGCAAGTTTGGATACTAGGCTTGCTAAAATTGGTGGTGAGAACGGTAACGTAACTATTGATATTGATCCTAACGGTGCTGCCTCGGCTAGTTACTTTTCTGTTGATATTGATAACTCAGAAAGGATGCGTATCGACTCCTCAGGTAACGTAGGGATTGGTACTACTAGTTTGTCAGCTCCATTGACTGTTCGCGGTACAAGTACAAATGATAATTATGGTGCAGCATACTTTATAAACGACAACACAGCAGCAGCAGCTTGTGTAGCAGCCTTTGCTACTGCCACCAACAGTACAGCAACAAGCAACGTTCTAGTTAAGTTTGGTATCAATTTGTATGGATCAGGAAGTGGTCAGATCAATGCTAACGGCGCAAATCAGGCAGCATTCGGCACTTTCTCTGATGCACGTCTTAAGGAGAACATCCAAAATTTACCTCCTCAGCTAGATAATATTGCAGCTTTGCGTCCTGTAGAGTTTGACTATATTGAGTCAGAGGGTGGTGGTCATCAAATCGGCTTCATTGCACAAGAAATTCAGGAAGTATACCCAGACTCTGTAGGTGAGCGTGGTGACGGGATGCTTACTGTAACGGGGTGGAGTAAAACTGAAGCTAGGCTGGTAAAAGCATTACAGGAAGCACTGGCTAAGATTGAGTCTCTTGAAGCTCGCTTGGATGCCGCAGGATTATGAAGCCTCTAATAGCACTAGCGGCTTTACTGGTTAAGTTCCCAGTGTATACAGTGGTTAAGCTTGGCATGACATTGCTAGGCTTGATCGCTGTAGCGGTAGCTCTACCGTTCTCACGAGACGTAGAGCCTGCACCTGAGTGGAATAGACCAGATAAGCGTAGTGTCTATGACGGGTGGACATTCGTAGCTCTGCCTAAGTGGGCGCAGTGGTGCTGGGGTAGTGACAAGTACGGAGCTAGAGGTAACTGGTTCTGGATTACTCACTACCCTAACACTCGCTCATTCAAGGCAATGTATGTCTGGCTGGCTGTCCGTAACGCCTGCTCTAATCTCAACAACCACTTCGGGTTCTCCTATGAGTACAAAGGGGAATACATTGATTATATTGGTGTAAAAGAGATAGACGATAACACAGGCAAGACAGGGGTTAGGTTAGCATGGCACAGGCATCGACCTACTATGTCGTCTTTTACCATCCTGATCCGCTACGGTAGCAGCAATAAGTATTTCTGGTGGCGGCTTGGGTACAAGCATAGCCCGACAGCCGAGAACGGTAACGCGGTGTTTGCTACAATGTTGTTACCTAATCCTGTGAAAGTGATTTAACCAAAAGGAATTCGTATGCCGCTAGTACCACTTGATATACCGAGCGGAATTTACCGTAACGGTACGGATTTGCAGTCTACTGGACGCTGGCGAGACTCTAACCTAGTACGCTGGATGGATAACACAATGCAGCCTGTTAAGGGTTGGCGTGAACGCTCATCATCAGCGGCTAATGCACCTGTTCGCGGTGCTTACGGCTGGCGCGACAATTCCCAAGACATATGGACTGCCGCAGGTACGTACAACAAACTGTACGTCTATGCGGGTGCGGGTATTCAGTACGATATCACGCCTGCAGGATTAACGGCAGGCATTGCTGATGCTGACGTGAATTCAGGCTACGGTGGTTCCTTCTTTGGTGCTGGCTATTACGGTATCGCTCGCATTAACGCCACAGCGCCAACGCCTGCAACATCTTGGGCGCTGGATAATTGGGGTGAGTACCTGATTGCGTGTTCTGATGCTGACGGTAAGATTTATGAGTGGCAACTAAATACAGGTACTCCAGCGGCAGTTCTGTCTAACGCGCCTGTTGATAATCGCTCTGCAATGGTAACAGCAGAAAGGTTTGTATTCGCGCTGGGCGCAGGCGGTAATCCTCGCAAAGTTGCTTGGTCTGATCGTGAAGATAACAACACATGGACGCCTACAACGTTAAACGAGGCGGGTGATATCGAGCTGCAGACTGCGGGGTATATCCAGTGTGGTCGCAGGGTTCAAGGTCAGACACTCATCCTAACTGATGTTGATGCACACATTGCTACATATGTAGGCGGACAGTTTGTGTATGGCTTCGAGCGTGTGGGTACATCGTGCGGCTGTGTCTCTAAACAGTCTGTTGCTGTATCTGATGCGGGTGCGTTCTGGATGGGATCTAAAGCCTTCTACACGTACGCAGGCGGTCGAGTTGCTGAGTTAAACTCTGATGTAAGTGATTACGTATTCAGTGATATAAACAGCTCGCAGATCAGCAAGGCTTTTGCGTTTGTGAATGGTCGCTATGGTGAAGTGTGGTGGTTCTACCCATCATCAGCAAGCAACGAGATAAACCGCTACGTAGCGTATAACTACACAGAAAATACGTGGATGATAGGCCAGCTCGATCGCACTGCAGGCTTTGATGCTGGCTCGTTTAAGAATCCTACCCTGTTCGGTGCTACTGACTATAAAGCCTATGAGCACGAGATCGGCTTCAACTACGACTCTTTGGTGCCGTTTGCTGAGACTGCTCCGTTCTCATTAGGGTCAGGTGATCAGGTCGCTGTAGTGACTGAGATGATCCCAGATGAGCGTACTCAGGGTGAGGTTGAGGCGGTGTTTAAGACTCGCTTCCATCCTAATGACGTAGAGCGTGAGTATGGCGCTTATTCGATGTCTAACCCTACATCGGTCAGGTTTACGGGTCGCCAGATCAGGATGCGAGTGCAGGGGACTGTTTTGTCTGACTGGCGTGTGGGTATAAACCGACTCGAAGTTAAAGCAGGCGGTAGACGATGAGATCACCTAAGCCATTCGGTCAAGACTGGATAACTTGGGGTAATCGCTTAACCCAGTATCTTGACTCTGTACGCAGCAAATTGATGTGGCGCAGGAATGAGACACGCGCCTCAGAAGATGGGATCTTGCTGTGGGATAATGATAATAATTCCCCTGTTGTATCGCTGGATGGCGTGTTTGTACCTCTGGTGCTCCACGATGGTCACGCTATCGTTATCTCAAGCTCAGATATAACGCCTGCGGCAGCTAACCAAGAGTATGCGATCACTTGGGATAGTATTAGCTTAGATGAAGGGATGAGCCTTGGCGGGTCGCCCACTACGCGCTTAGTGTTTAATGCGGGTGGCACGTTCCTGCTTTCATTCAGTGTGCAGGTCACTAGCTCTACATCAAGCGCGGCAACTATTTGGTTATGGCCTAAAGTAAACGGATCAAACATCAGCAACTCTACCATGAAGGCTACGCTGCATAACTCCAGTGAGACTACGGTGCTCAGTCGTACCGTTCTGCTTAACATGACGGCAGGAGACTACATCGAGGCATGGTATGAGTGCGATACAACGTCTATAACGCTTGAATCAGCGCCAGCGGCTACATTTGCGCCTGCTACGCCTAGTGTCACTTTGAGTGCGTTTAGGGTGCATCAAGGATGATATTAACTGATCTATTACGGTGTCATAAGTGGATTCAAGCTGCGCTTGATAAAGGTAACGATACGCACGATTTTGAGCATATTGTTCAAGGTGTGTTGAACGGTCAACTGCAGTTCTGGCACAACGATACCTGCTGTGCGGTGACTGAGGTTATAAACTATCCTAAGAAAAGAGTCCTACATATATTCTTAGCGGGTGGT